GCAACACGTGTTAAAGATTTTATGAATTACGAAATTATGGAGAAGATGAAAGAGTATGAACCAGAGTTTGATCAAATGTTATTTAATTTGCCACTCGCAGGTTCTGCTTTTAAAAAAGTCTACTATGATGATATGGAACAAAGAGCAGTATCAAAATTTGTTCCAGCAGATGATTTAATTGTTCCGTACACAGCTACCTCATTAGATGATGCGGAAGCAATTATTCATCGAATAAAAGTTTCAGAAAACGATTTAAGAAAACAACAAGTAGCAGGTTTTTATAGAGATATAGATTTATCTAAACCAGATAGTTCTGAATCTGATATTGAAAAAAAAGAGAGAGAACTAGAAGGTACATCTAAAACTAAAGATGAAGATGTATATACAATATTAGAATGTCATGTGGATTTAGATCTTGAAGGATTTGAAGATTCTGATCCAGAGACTGGTGAGCCCTCAGGAATTAAAATACCTTACATTGTAACTTTAGAAGAAGGGTCACGAGAAATTTTATCTATCAAAAGAAACTATGAAGTAGGTGATCTTAAAAAATCTAAAATACAATATTTTGTACATTTTAAATTTTTACCAGGACTAGGTTTTTATGGTTTTGGTTTAATTCATATGATTGGTGGATTATCAAGAACTGCAACAAGTGCACTTAGACAATTATTAGATGCAGGAACTTTATCTAACTTACCTGCTGGATTCAAGCAACGTGGTATTAGAATTAGAGATGATGCACAATCAATTCAACCCGGTGAGTTTAGGGATGTAGATGCACCTGGTGGAAACTTAAGAGATTCGTTTATGATGTTACCATTTAAAGAACCATCACAGACTTTATTATCATTAATGGGAGTCGTAGTTAATGCAGGTCAAAGATTTGCATCAATTGCAGATTTACAAGTTGGTGATGGAAATCAACAAGCAGCGGTTGGAACTACAGTAGCTCTTCTTGAAAGAGGAAGTAGAACTATGTCTGCGATTCACAAAAGAATTTACTCAGCTTTGAAAAATGAATTTAGAATCATGGCTAGAGTATTCAAATTATATCTACCACAAGAATATCCGTATGATGTAGTTGGGGGTCAAAGAATGATTAAACAACAAGACTTTGATGAACGGGTAGATATATTGCCAGTTGCTGACCCTAACATTTTTTCTCAAACACAGCGTATTTCCCTCGCTCAGACGGAACTCCAACTGGCACAATCAAATCCACAAATGCATAATTTATATCAAGCATATAGAAATATGTATGAAGCATTAGGTGTAAAGAATATTGATTCTGTTTTAGTTAAACCCATGCAACCAATGCCAAAAGATCCTGCGTTAGAACATATTGATGCTTTAGCAGGAGCTCAATTTCAAGCATTTCCAGGTCAATCTCATAGAGCGCATATAACTTCACATTTAAATTTTATGTCAACTAATATGGCTAGAAACAATCCTGTTGTTATGGCTGCATTAGAAAAAAATATTTTTGAACATATTAGTTTAATGTCTCAAGAACAAATTGAATTAGAATACAGAGATGAGTTAGTTCAACTTCAACAAATGCAAATGCAGGCTCAACAAAATCCAGCCATGGCTCAACAAATACAAATGCAAGTTATGCAGATGCAACAAAAAATTGAAGCTAGAAAAGCCGAGTTAATTTCTGAAATGATGGAAGAATTTATGAAGGAAGAACAAAAAATTACTTCACAATTTGATAATGATCCTATTGCAAAACTAAGAGCAAGAGAGTTAGACCTTAGAGCACAAGAAAATGCTCGAAAAGAAAAAGAATCTAATGAGAGAATGGACCTTGATAAGATGAAAGCAATGATGAATCAACAAAATCAAGATGAAAAACTTGAACAAAACGAAGAATTAGCTAATTTAAGAGCTGATACATCAATTGAAAAGACAATTTTAAGTAAAACTATACCAAGTGCGGACTCTATGCTTAAAAATCAAGGTGGTATGATGCCAAATATTGAAATCATGCGTAAAGGTTAGTGACAAAAACTAAAAAAACAGTTAAAATAAAAATATAAGGAGACAATATGAAAAAATATAATGATATTTGCGGAAAAATTGTAGACATTCCATCTGAAAACGACATGAGTGTTGAAATTGACCCTAGATCTAAAACAACAGCTGATGGTTCTTACAACTACATCGCTAAAGGCGAAGAAGTTCAAGTAAAAGGAACTAAAAGAATGTTAAAAGAGAAGTCTAAGACAGCTAGGTGGATCTAAATGTGGTTATCGGCAATTAAATTAGCCGTAATGGCAATGTCAGACGCACAATTAATGCACGCGTCTCGTATGGCTGAAGGAAAAGAAGCTTACCAGGGAAAACTATTAGAAGCCAGACAATCAGACTGGAAGGACGAGGCAGTTTTGATAATTCTCTCGGCGCCCATCGTAATTTTGGCGTGGGCAGTCGTAAGTGAGGACCCAACAGCGATGGACAAGGTAAAATTGTTCTTTGACATGTTCTCTACGCTCCCGTCGTGGTTCACAAATTTATGGATACTTGTCGTGGCGAGTATTTATGGTATAAAGGGAACGCAAATATTTAAATCACATGGAGGAAAAAAATAATGGAAAAAACTAGTACAAAAGGAAATATTCGTCATGGTAAACTTAAGTCTCAAAAAGAACTTAAAAAAATTACGGATAGTCAAGAATATAAAGATTCTGATTATGAATCTAAAAATAAAATGCTTAATAGAGCTACTGCTAAAAAAGGTGGAAGAATGTCTTTTAAAGGTGGTGGAGCTTGCACAAAAGGCATGAATAAAAATGCTTATGGTAAAAACTCATAATGAGAAATTATTATAGTAAAGGTGGACCAACTTTAACAAAAAAACAACAGACTTTACCCACTGCGTTAAAGAAAAAAATTTTGATGTCTAAAAAGAAAAAAAAGAAATCAAATTATAAATCACCTATAGAAAAAGCAGTAAGAACGTAATGGCAAAACTTTGCGCAAAAGGCAAAGCAGCCGCTAAAAGAAAATTTAAAGTATACCCTTCAGCGTATGCTAATATGTACGGTTCAGCTGTATGTTCAGGTAAAGTTACACCTGGTGGTAAAAAAAAGAAAAAAACTAAAAAAAGAAAATAATGCGTTCTTATTATTCCGAAGGCGGTTTAAGAAAATGGGTATCAGAGAAATGGGTCGACATTGGAGCACCGAAGAAGAACGGGAAGTATCAACCTTGCGGGAGAAGCAAAGGCTCAAAGAGGAAATATCCAAAATGCGTCCCACTTGCAAAAGCCACACGGATGACAAAAGGGCAAAAGGCGAGTGCTGTCAAACGAAAACGATCAGCCGGTAATCCTGGCGGTAAACCAACTAACGTAAAAACATTTACATAATGAATTTAGAAAAAGATTTAAAAGAATTAAGAAGACAAAAACAGTTAAAAGAATCTGCTATTGCTCAACTTAGAAAAAGAAGTAAAGACTCTATTGCAAGACCTAGAGCAGAAAAAAATATGTTATCAACTAATCCAGAGATGCAAAAAATCTAATGAGAAAAAAAGAAAACCCTATTAGAAAAACTACTACAGGTAAAGGCGCTAATTATAGAAAAACAAAATCTGGAGCTGGAATGACAGCTAAAGGTGTAGCTGCTTATCGAAGAGCTAATCCAGGATCAAAATTAAAAACTGCTGTAACAGGTAAAGTTAAAAAAGGTTCAGCTTCTGCAAAACGTAGAAAGTCTTATTGTGCAAGATCAGCAGGACAACTTAGAAATTCATCAGCTAAAACTAGAAACGATCCTAATTCAAGAATTAGACAAGCAAGAAGACGTTGGAAATGTTAGATAGATTGCTATTGAGTTTTTTTGGTGGATTAGATAATGTATTTTCTAAAATAGAAACATACGCTATTAAACTTACTGAATGGTGTTGGCATTCAAGAGTTAATTTATTACATAAAAAAAGGAGAAAGAGTAATGTTAAACGAAGAAACAGTAGTAATACATAAAATACAAAAACATTTAAAACAATCTTATCAAGATATTGCAGATGCTATGATTGGTGGAGGTATTGACAATATGGAAAAATACAAGTATATGATGGGACAGGCACATGCCTATTTAAAAATATCACAGGAAATCTCTAACCTGCTAGAACCTAAGGAGCAAAAAAATGATATTGAAAGACCAGAAAACGTCGTCGACTTCGGAAGAACCGAAAGTTAAATCGGCACTTTTAAATAAATACGAAGAAGACGCTAAAAAAGAAGAAGACGGTTACGAACGTCTAAAAACAAAAGAATCAAATAAATTACCTAAACCGACTGGATGGAGATTAGTTGTTCTTCCTTTTAAAATGAAGGAAAAAACTAAAGGTGGATTAATTCTTGGAGCAGATACATTAGAAAAACAACAAGTAGGATCTACTTGCGGTTTAGTTCTTGCTATGGGGCCACATTGTTATGACAAAGATAAATTTCCTGAAGGGCCTTGGTGTAAAAAAGGTGATTGGGTTATCTTTGCAAGATATGCCGGTTCAAGAATGAACATAGATGGTGGGGAAATAAGAATGCTAAATGATGATGAAGTTTTAGCAACCATTGAAAACCCCGAAGATATACTTCATCAATATTAATCATAGAAGGAGATAAACTATGCCCGACGAAGAAAATAAATTAGTTGATATTGATACATCAGGTCCTGATACAGAAATTGAGTTAGAAGAAACTCAAACTGAAGAAACAAAATTACCTGAAGTAGAAACACCAACTGAAGATAAAGCTGAAGATAAAACGTTTGAAAATGAACGTGAAACTAAGTTAGAAGAAAAAAAAGAAACTCAAGTTGATAAAGACAAAGAGTTAGAGCAATATAGTGATGGAGTTCAAAAAAGAATTTCTAAACTAACAAAAAAATGGAGAGAAGCTGAGAGACAAAAAGACGAAGCTTTAAATTTTGCTCAAGCTCAAATTAAAGCAAAACAAGCTGCTGAACAAAAAATATCTAAATTTGAACCTGAATATTTTAAAAATGCTGAAGACAGTATTAATAATGGTTTAGAGGCAGCTAAGGCAAAACTATCTGCTGCAAGAGACGCTAATAATCTTTCTGCAGAAGCAGAAGCTTTAGCAGCTATTTCAGAACTTGGTTTTAAAAAAGCTAAATTTAATGAAACTAAAACTGCTCAAGAAGAATGGAATAAAAACAGGGAAACAGAAGTTAAACAACCTGAAATAAATCTAAATAGACAACGAGCAGCTCAAGGTACACCGGATCCTAAAGCCGAAACATGGGCTACAAGAAATGCTTGGTTTGGACAAGATACGGCTATGACCTATACAGCCTTTGATCTACATAAAAAATTGACAGAACAAGAGGGTTATGACCCATCTAGTGATGAATATTATTTAGAAATAGATAAAAGAATAAGACTTGAATTTCCGCATAAATTTGATACAATTTCAGATAAAGGGGAAATTCCGACCAAACCCGTACAGACTGTAGCTAGCGCTAAAAGAAGTACAAACACTGGTCGCAAAACTGTGAGACTCACATCTTCACAGGTAGCAATCGCTAAAAAATTAGGTGTGCCACTAGAAGAATATGCGAAACAATTAAAAATCACGAAGGAGGCATAAGCATATGGAAAATAATAACGATAAAAGAGCATCCCGTGCGAGTCAAACTAGAGAAAAAGAATCTAAGAAAAAAGTTTGGACTCCACCTTCATCTTTAGATGCACCCCCTGCACCAACAGGTTTTAAACACAGATGGATAAGAGTTGAGTCTATGGGATTCCAAGACACTAAGAATGTCGCTGGAAGAATTAGATCAGGATACGAATTAGTAAGAGCTGATGAGTATCCGGAATCAGACTTTCCAATTGTGGATGATGGAAAATACAAAGGGGTAATCGGAGTAGGAGGCCTAGTGCTGGCTAGGGTACCGGAAGAGATTGCAGAACAACGAACTGACTATTATGTTAAACAAGGTCAGGATAATGTTGAAGCAGTA